TACACCGTCACCTTCCTTCTTGCGGAGATATGATGCGTGATCCTCTACATAATCAACAGGAGCATGTGCTGGTGGAGGATGCGATTCGGCATGTCATGCTGCCCACCGTAGACGACCCGGCTACTCCTGAGCATCGGCTGACGTTCATGCTCAACCTGATGAACCAGAGGCTAGATGCCCTTCCGGAGAGGATTGCTGAGGCGTTGAACGGGGACGGGAAGAGCAGGTGGACGAAGATAAAAGAGAAAGCCCCACCCGTTATTGGGTGGAGCTCTCTGTTCGGTCTCTTCGCGGCTATCTTGAAGATGCTCTAGCTGCCTTCTTTCCCCCTCCTTCACAGTAGTGGCGCCCTACTCTATGACGGTGGATGCGTCCCTTCCAGAGGAGAATCCAGCGTAGGCAGTCGGGGCAGCGGCCATAGCTTGGACTCACAAGCTTACTCCTTCTTCCTCTCCACCAACAGCCATGGACTCCCTTCCTCCTTTGAGGCTTCCGTAGCTGCTTTTATGATTTCAGGACTGACGCCGGCATCCACCAAGCTCTTCTTGAACTTTGGTGGCTTCTGAGTGGTGGTGGTCCGCCAGGTGATCATATGCTGGTCCAGGGAGAACTTCTTCTCGTCGGGGAACTCCTCCAGGATCACCTTGAGGATCTCCTTCTGGGCGTCCTCTATCTCCTCCATCTGCTGTCTGATTTCTCGGGCCTGGAGAAGCTTCACGCAGACCTCTTCAATTCCAGGGTGGTCTAGCTCTAGCGGCTTTGGTGCTTTAACGGCCATCTCTCTCTCCTTTGATCTCTTCCATTAGGTCATTTCTCTCCAGTTCTTTCCTACCTTAGTCTCCACCTTCACGGGCACTGAGAGTCGCACGGCGTCCTCCATCATTGGGACTATGAAGACCTTCCAGTTCTCCATACCGGCATCCGGAAGTTCCCACATCAGCTCATCGTGGATCTGGAGGAGCCAGTTCGGACCTCTTACTCCATCTCTGTTCTCCGCTCTCCAGATGTTCACCATCGCCAGCTTGAGGATCCCTTGTGCGCTGCTCTGGATGGGCATATTGATTGCCTTCCGCTCCCCATCTCCACGATACCTGGGAATTGGGCATCCCATCTCTGGTGTATAGCGGATCCTCCCGAACATGTCCTTCACGAAGCCATTGAGTCGAGCGAAGGAGAGAATACCATCCTGCCAATCCCTGAGCTCTGGCCGGAGCTTATAGTAGTCCTTGATGAAATTCTCGCAGCGCCGTTCGTCCCATCCTTCAATCCCTTCTGACTCCATCTGGGTGAGGAGACCATAAGGTGAGAGCCCGTAGAGGACTCCGAAGCCAAGGGTCTTCGCGGCATAGCGCTCCGCGGATCCCTTTTCTACCACCTTCCCATACATCTGGTTGGCGGTCTCTGTGTGAATGTCCCGGTCTTCCCAGAACAGGTCGATCATGGACTTGCACTGAGCTAGGTGTGCGGCGACTCTCATCTCTATTTGGGAGTAGTCTGCAGCAAGGAGGCTCCAGTCTGGTGCCCGTGAGACGAAGGCCTGTCGTACCAGCTGACCCAGCTCGGTTCGGACTGGTATCTGCATGAGGTTAGGCCGGCGCATGCTCCAACGCCCAGTCCCTGTCCTGGTCGGGTTGATGGTGGGGTGGATCTTGCTCTCTGAATCTGCCCACTTGTAGAGGGGGTCAGAGAAGGAGTTCTTCAGGTGGGCTAGATGCCGGTACTCCTCCACCAGCTTCACGACAGGGTGCTTGATCTTCGCCAGCTCGTCGGACTCTACCGAGGGCAGGCGAGTCTTCTTCGTCAGCTTCGTAGGCTTAAAGCCCAGGTGGTAGAAGAATAGGAGACGGAGTTCCTTGTCACTGTTCGGGTTGAAGCGCCAATATCCACTCTCTTGACATGGTTGGCAGACGGATTCCGTGCCAAGGAACTCTGGACCACCGCATCTTGGGCACTTGATTTTCAGCAGGGCGAAGATCTCCTCACTCTTCTCCTGCATCAAGGCCATGTAATGCTCACTGAGCCACTTAAGGTGCTCCCGGTCCACCGTGATGCCGTTCTTCTCCATCTCCCGGGCGATGGGGAGAGTCTGCCGGTCTATCTCATACGCGAATCGGACACCCTTAGCATCGAGCTCCTCAGATAGGACACGGTGAACCCGGAGGGTGGCGTCAGGGTCTCTCGCCGAGTAGTAAACGGCGTCCTTCCGGGGGATGTCTTCGAGATTTGCGTCAGGCATAGTGCCAAGAACTGCCTCAATAGCTTTTCTCTCTCGGACATCAATATTATGCCAACGACTCCAGGGATCAACTGGTCCATCTTTCAGCACCTTCCCTGACGCTAGGTCCGCCAGGATCTTCTTGATCTTCTTGGTGATGTGATTCGGGTGCTTAGCGACGATGGAGTAGGTATTGTCCTTGACGTTCCACTTCTCGTCCTCAATGAGGGGCGGATCCGGCCACATGTCCCCGAGCTGGAGAGGTTCTCCCGTCTTCGCCGCAGCCTTGATTGCCTTCTGCGCCTGCGTGGTGGTCAGGGGGACGTCTGGGTGCTTCTGCAGCGCTGTCTGCAGGTAATTGAGAGCCTTCCTCCTCCTGTGACCACTGATGGTGTCCATGTAGGACTTCATCTCCATCCCGCAGAGGCGCCAAGCGAGCTCCTTAAGACCTTGTGGAAGCCCGAGGCAATATGCCATCGCCATCGTATCGTCGGTGTGAAAGGGAAGGTCAGCGAATTTAGAGTCAAACATGTAATTGTGGACAACCATGTGCTCCACTTCAGAGAGGTTGGGCTTCTCGGGACCATCTAGGAAGATAGCGGCTCCTGGCTCAACTGCTAGTTGGGTGCTCCAGAGGCTGTCTCCTATCGTCTCTGTGTCTAGCGCAACAACTCCTTGTTCACGGTAAGGCATAGGCGCATCTCTAAAGCCTGCAGCTGCACCCACGTCGTAATACTCTTCCTTCCCAGCCCACTCATCCACCGGCCGCTTAATCTCCTCCCCCCTCACTAGTTTCCCAAGGACAGCGAAGTCCTCTTGGATAAATCTCATGTTTCCGGTGTCGTAGAACCCCGACGCTGGGTGATAGGCGGGGAGGAGGATTGTTCCCTCTCCAGCAGCGCTGTAAACGTGCGGTCGTTGAAGGCTACCGTGTGAACCCTCCAGCGCGTTCGTGCTAACTGGTTCAGTGTCTCCATCCCCTTCGTCTGCTCCGACTCGTCGAAGATGTGTAACCGGTATTCCATGACGGTGTTCAACGGTCTCTCCTTCACCCAACAGGAAGTCTGTCGCGACCTTCCCGAGGGTCATGATGATCTTAGGTTTGTAGAGGGCGATCTCTTTCATCAGCCATCGCTCTCCACAGAATTGGGCCTGGGCTGGAGTAGGGTCGGCATTCCCCTCTGGCCGGCACTTCACCGTGTTGGAGAAGAGCACCTCGTCCCTGGTTAGATCACACTTCTGGAGCAGAGCGTCAAGGTATTGCCCAGCATGTCCAACCCAAGGCTGTCCCTTGGCGTCTTCGTTCTGTCCAGGTGCCTCCCCGACGATCATCACCTTTGCGTCGACAGGGCCTACCGCGGGGACTGGGCCCTTGCACTTTGCCCTGAGGTCGCAGGAGGTGCAGCTACGGTTGACGTCATACAGCGGCGTTTTGATCATGGGCTGCCTCCTCCACGTACTTCTCTGCTCCGGCCTTCATGATGATCACGACGTCGTCGTCCTGCAGAAGCCTCCAGGCTTCCCAGAGATTCCCACTTCCACCTAGATCGTCTGTGCTCTCAACCAGCATGATGATTCTGTCCACCAAATCTGAAGGGAGGAGGGCATAGAGGGTCTCAATGTAATGGTGCTTGTAGTAGCGCCTTGCTCCTAAGACACGTCTGCCCAAGTCCCTCCCATATCGTTCCTTCATCTCGGCGTTCAGCCAATCCGATATAGCGTCTGTGAACTCACGCTCCATGATGATGCTCCTCTCCTCCTGGCATTTCTCTCTCTTCCAGCAGCTCTCTCAGATCCGAGGCCTCCCCAAACATCTGGTATAGCTGAATCCCGAAGGAGAGGCCACCGCACCAGACATTCATGAGGGCCCCTCGTCGGTGGTACATGCAACAGTTTATTGGCTTCGACTTCCCAATCTCCATCATGTAATCCAGCATGGCCTGATACTCCCCGGGTAGCTTTCGCGCTACGTAGGGTTCGACAGAGGTATGCTCCCTGATGACGTTGAAGAGGTTGGTCAGCTGCTCGGCGAAGGTCATGAGGGCGTCTCTTCATCTGCGTTCTCCAGCTCTGTCAGCTCCCTCAGCGCTTCCTCAAGCTGCGTAGTCTTGTTCCAGAGCTCTGCTTCTATCTCTATAAGCTCACTCTCCAGCTCCTGAATAGCCTCCTTCTCAGCTAGATCAGTGGCATGTATCTGGCGGCAGATTTCGTGCCCGGTGAATCCATCCCTTAGGTCAGACTCATCCACCTTGGGCCTGTCGTCTATACATATCTGGCAAATCATGTCTGCAACTCCGTCACTGCTGAATGGGCTATGACCTCTCCAAACCCGAAGATATTCTTCCAGTCCTCCTTTGAGGCGTTCCCCATCTCCTGCACTGTCCCGAACGTCTGCTCCACGGCGAGGCTCCGCTCCCACTCGATGTAGTTCAGCTCCTTCGCCATTCTCCTGATGAGACTCGGCCGCAGCATCACCGGGGACATAGGTGGTACGTAGAATTTCCTGAGGCTGTCATGGTCATCCGGCGCCGTCTGGAACATATCCCAGAGATAGTAGATTTCCCTGATGGTCTCCTTCAGGTTGCGGGTGAAGATCACCTGGACGTTCATCATATAGTGGATCTGGTAGAGGTACGCCTTCAGTCTCTTGTAGGTCGTCTCGGTCTCCCGGGCTCCCTTCCTCTGCTTCACATGGCCGTCAGGGCCCTCTCGGATGCTCCCCTCGATGATCAGGGCCTGCCGAGTGAACCCTGCGGCGTACGCGTTCCTCACCTGGTTGAGATGGCGCCCATCATCTATGCAGGCCAGGAGGTCGGGCACCTTCTTCCGGTCCCCACAGAATCTGAGAGGGCCTCCTTCTGGGTGCCAGCCTTCTTCACTGTCAATCTGGAAGTCACCATGCTGAATCGGGATAGGGAGGCTGATGCCGGGGTAGTCTCTCTTGAAGCCTCGGACCAGGTCACGGTCATTCGCTGCCGTAGTTAGGTAGATCCCCCTCATAGGTCACTCCCACACCATCGCCGACAATACTGGGAATGGCACGGCTGGGGTCACCTGCCCCTGGAGCATCCCGTTCTGCCGACTCTTGATGATCTTCTGGACTCGGTTCCCAGTGCCATCCTGGTAGAGCTGGGCGACGACCTGCACCTGGTACATCATGTCCTTGTAGCCCTTGATCTCATACTCGTTGGGCTTCTGGAAGACGGTCCCCCATTTGTGGATGAAGATCCCGTTCAGCTGCGTGTCATCGAGCATGGACCGCACGATGGAGCGTAGCGGCGCCTGATACTGCTTGTGCCGAGTCGGGGGTATCTCGTTGATCTTCCCCACGAAGGCCCACTCTGCTAGCTCTACGAGCTCTGTGAAGGTATCCCAGATGATGGTCCCGCCTGTCCCGCGGAGGAGGTTCTTCACAAGACGGAACTTGGTCATCAGGTCATCCCAGATGGCCTTATACTCAGCCTGCGTTCCAGTGTCAGGCCAATCTATAGGGAGGACTGTGACGTCCTTACCAGCCTTAACTGCTTTCTGGATGACGCCTTCAGCACCATGGTCGATGTCGAAGTAGGCGATGGGATCCGGGGCAGTGAGAGCCCTGTCACTCTTCCCCATGCCACCATCCCCGGTGTATACCATGACGAGGCGCTGCGCAGCTATCTCGGCTGAGGGCTTGTACCCGCCAATCTCAAGTAAGCCGGCGAGTGGGCTAGGCGCTGCTGATGTCTCCGTCGTCATCAGGAATCACCCCCTCTTCGCAGTCTACGTGCTCTCGTATATCAGGGTCGAAGTACCCGACCCGATATCGCTCTCCCACTTGGATAACCCGCCCACACTTTTGGCAGGTCATGGGCTTAGGTTCTGTTACCATACTTCTTCCTCTCCACCATTGGTTTCATTCGTAGTAAGGATTGCCAGTTCTCCATCAGCTCCATCGCCGTGAAGTCGATGATATGCAGCCATTGGGTCATGTCGGGTGGCCTGCCACCTATGTTGAGGACCGGGAACCAGCATTGCGTGACGCCGGCCATCCAGCAATAGGCCTTGGCTTGGATCATATATCGTTCGTTCTCCGTTGGTAGCTCCACGTCCTTCCAGCGAGTCTTGCACTCCCAGACAGCGACTGGAGGACCATTGTGGATGATTCCATCAAGAGAGCCGACGACGCTATCCACCTCGAGTACGAGGGGTCCGTGAAAGCTGTCTCCGTGGTCAAAGACGAGGCCTCTCTCTATGGCCTCACATTGCGCCACCTCCCAGAGCACCTTCTCCCAGATGAGGCCAAAGCTGCCGAGGTTCTTCACCCACTGAGGGAGGTCGTCCTCCTCTTCCTTCCTGAGACCTAGAGTCTCAAGAAGGGCGTCACGAAGGTCACTGACGTGGATCTTCGACTCGTTTCGGAAGGCAGGCGGGTTGAAAGTGTCGGCTACGTTCTGAAGGTCTAGCTGGACGGACTCGATGTTCATTACTGCCTCAACCAGAAGATGGCTTCGCTCAAGGCCAGCCATGTCCTCCGTATCTGGCCTGTCTCCAGAAATGCCTTTGCGATTATCAGGTAGCCGCAGGCGGTGCTCTCCTCTTTTGTCATGATTCTCTCCTTCAAAGTGGTGGTGGGGACACCGGGGGTTTAAACCGACATCCCCTCTTACGCCCTACCCTTATCTTCTCCTCGCGCGGAGAGGGCCTGGGACCACCGGAGGGTTATACGGCAGGGCCGAAGCCCCTCTAGATGCTGAGAGTGTCCCCGGTGATGGTGACCCCAGCTACTACCAAGGCCTCGGCTACGGCGCCTCCCATTACCAGGTTCATCATCTCCATCTTCTCGTCTGCTCCCCGAGTCTTGAAGATGTACAGGCTGAGGTCGTCCTTCTTCCTGTGACCTTCCGTCTCTGGGTCGGACAGCATAGCCATGGCGGACTCCACCACTTTGGCGACAGCCTCATCATTGGCTACAGCCGTGACGATTTGCTCTTGCTCTGCAGTTGCCACAGCTGTTGCCGTTGCAGCTGCCGGGACAGCCTGCTCACTGGTTCCATTGGCGTCGATGACTGCCACGTCTGGAGGCTTGGGAGCGTTCGGGGTAGCCTCACCCCACGGGAACTGGTATAGCTCCAAAGGCAGCACCAGCTGAGAGCTGTCTCCACGCTTGACCTCTTCCTGGTCAAACTTTGCGTAGAGGCCTACCAGCAGAGCCGCGATCTTGGACTCTTCTCGAAGCTTCTGCTCTGGATACCCGGCATTGACCAAGGCCTTGGTCAGCTGGTAATAGTTGCAGTTGGTCTTGAGGGTGCCGGTGTGAATCTCCGACCCGTCTGCTGCCACTGTGAACCGGGCTGGGTCTCCAATGGAGTAGAACTGGTTGAAGACCACGCCTTCATCATTCCGGAGGTCCACGAAGGCAGCGACGGCGACGGCCTGCTGGTTGTTCGTCGCCAACACCGGGATCATGACGTCGGTCCCATCAGGGTTCTGTCCTACTCCCTTCTTCACATACTTGTGGATTCCGAATCTAGCTGCTACGACGAGCAAGTCTCCCCTGGGGAAGTCCCCACCCTCGGTAGCATCACTGGGTGCGTTAGACATTGGGGCCATAATAGTAATCTCCTTGTTCTAGTTTGAGTCGATATCTTGCGACCGTTCTCTCTGAAAGTCCGTGCTTCTCAGCGATAGCTCTGAGGCTACCTCCAATGGCTATGTCCTTAAACACCTCCTGTCTACGCCTTGCCGTCTCAGTGCTCGGTGCTCTCTGACGACGGGCTTTGATCCTATAGACCGTGCGCTCCGTGATGCCTAGAATCTCTGCGGCTGCTGTAGGACTGGTGGCTTGATCAATGATCACCTCCATCTGCTTGTCCTTTTGCTGCTTCCTCCAGACCAAGTAGGGCCGAGGATTGTCATGCTTGCAGACGGAGAGCGGACACTCCAGGCACCGCGGGTGGACATCACAGCCATCGTCGCCGTACTCTATGTCAGAGGCCTTACGATTCACGATTCCTCTGAATTGGCGCCGGGATAAGATCCTGGCTCTTCGGGTTCACCCGTTCATGAAACCATTCCGGGGCAAACTCCTTATTGTCCTTCCAGAAGTGAGTCCAATGGTCATCCACGATGATTACTTCACAGGTATCACTTTCCCTCCTATTTCCTCTGGCAGCTCCCTGCACTAAGGTCTTCATGGCCTCCCAATCAGAGTACGTCTCGTCGAGCTCTTTCCTAGCCTTCGCCAGCGGTGTATTGGTGAAAGGCCAGGGCACCTTGCCCCAGATGATGACCTCACATTCCTTGCCGGGGAAGTCATAGCCGGTGGTAACCGAGGGAGACACCAGGATGGTCCCAGGGCTCGACCTCTTGAACCTGTTCACGACTTCGATGATATTCCTCGGCGTATTAACGAGCATATCCTCACTGAAACGACTGTTGGCCCTGATGATTTCAGCTCTCTCATAGCTGCCGGTATGGATGATGGTCTTTCGATCCCTCCTTGTGCGTAGAATATTATCAATGGTGGCAACCCACTCGATCCTCATGGCCTCGGTCCACTTATAGTCCACTCGGATGGTCTTGACGTGGATGAACGGGGCCCTGGCGGGGTCGAACTGGGTGTTGGATTGTATCCAGGTTGGGTTCGGGATTCCAAGCTCCTTAGCTGCTCGAGGAGTCATCACTGCCGACATCACCAGGATCTTTGGGACATTCAAGAAGAGCGCCTGGTTGTGGACTCGTGGGTCAATAGGGGTGAAGTGCATGATCCCCTTCTCATATTCAGGAACCCACTCATCCCGAGCTCTAGAAAGCTTGCCAACCTTGGCGGCTAGCTGGCGAATCCACTTGTAGTCCGATCGGAGAGCTGTCGGGACATCTGCTCCCGCGTAGCCCTGGACCTCCTCCCTTAGGTCAGATTCCTCCCTGGTAAGCTCAGGGAGAATGTGTGTGGCGTGGGACTGCCACCACTCCCAGGTCTCATCTGCCTGTGACTCAAACCTGTCCAGTTCCTTGTGGTCCAGCTCCACCTTCTTGTAGGACTCGATCCACCTCGCCGCGGTGTGCGCCTCGTCGAGTATGAGGAGACCAAAGGGGTTCCCAGAGGTCACCGGGGGGATGTTGGAGGGCAGGTGGGACATCCCGTCACTATACCCATGCTGGTGGAGCCAGTACGAGTAGTTCGTGCTCACCAGGTTGGCATCCTTCACCTTCGCCAGCCGGCTGAAGTATTGGCAGCTGTCTCGAGTCGGGCACTGGAAGCCATAGGTGCAGGGCGCGCTGTCGGTGAAGAAGGTCGGGTATTCGTTGCAGACGTAAGACCCCCGGCCCATGATCTCCTTTAACTCAATCTCCCCGAAGTCGTCCATCAGCTGTGCCTGGAGTCCCTTCGTGCTGGTCAGGTATGCCGTCCTGGTCTGCCCCCAGAACGCTGTGAGGACCGCTAGGAGGGTCTTCCCGAAGCCAGCAGGGATTGGAGCGCAGGCGAACCTATTCTCCCCATTCATCCACTCCACAAGCTGCTCAAAGATGTACTCCTGGCCGGGATACCATTGGTCAAACTTGGGCAGGCCTAGCATTTGGGCTGGTGTTAACACATCACTCTCCCTGGACTGCTACCCTGCCCTCCTGCTTTGGAGGAGCAAGGAATCTAGCCCATAGTATCCACTCAAAGAGCTGGACAGAGGCCTTCTTCTCCAGCACCAGCTCCCAGCCCTCAGTGAGGAAAGGGTCGTAAGCTACAGCCCGTGTGATTCGGCCATTGCCCTCCTCCTCTGTGAGAGCTCCTATTACAGTGGCGGTCCTCACCTGGAACCACGTCTCCAGGGTGTCCTCTATCGGGCGTCTCTCTAGAGGGTGGACGTGCTTCTCAAAAGCCTCCATGCCAGCTTCCAACTCGAGGGATCGGGCATCTATAGCTGAGAGTCCTTCAGATAAATCTCCATCCGTTTGGTCTACTACAAGTATCAGAACCAGGATGAGAAATCCAAGGCCACAGAGGACGCAGAACAGAGTCGTCATCCGCGACCTCCTGGCGTCCATAGCTTCGCTTTTCCGTAGACCTCACCGAGGTCATCAGGCATCCCATGGCTGAGCACCTGGAGGAGTGCCATGTCCGCTCCTAGGTTGATGGCATTGAGGTAGTTCTGGACGAGCTTCATGTCTCCACCGAACCGGTGGTTCAGCATCTTCGCAATGTCGGCAAAGTGGTTCGGCCGATGCTTCTGCATGTAGGCGAGGTAGGTTTTGTTGTCAGCGGCGCCAACCTCATTGCCGGGAAGAGGGGTGCGGTCCATCATCTCATAGAGCTTCATTCGAACAACGCTCCTTATGTCAACTAATTCCGCAGGCGGGGGGTTCTACAATCTCGTCGGGAGTCGGGATGTAGGACTTGGGTGTGTCAGGCAGTATGATGTCATAGGCGTCTACCAGTGCCAGCCTGGAAGAGCCGCTTAACTCACCAGCGTGAATAAGCAGGAAGTCAAGCTGGCGGCTGGTGAGCTTTATGAAGTTAATCTCCCGGTCCAGAAGGAACGCCTGCCCGTTAGAGATTTGCACGTACCCCTTCTTCGCTAGTACATCAACCGGGCTGATCCCTCCGTCAATGCCAAGGCGCTCACACTCCTCACGTGCCCACGGAATATGAGAGTAATAGGGAAGTTCAATCCATTCCCCGCTCCGTTTTAGGAACCCGCCTAGACTCATGGTTCGCACTACTCCTGTTGCGTAAACTCGATGTCGCCGTTTTGAGCAAGCTCAGCCAGTTGTTTAGCTCTCTCAGCGATGGTTTCCAGCCGGTCGGCACATCCTTGCCCACCAACGGTATTGTCCCGCAGTAGGTGTTCCAACGCGAAGACTGACCCGGCCAAAGCAGCTACCTCAATCTTGAACATCTCTATTTCCATGCTCGCTCCCTCCTGTCTACTTAGGCTCGGCAAACGCATCCCAGTCGGCTTTGGCCTTGACCATTGGAATGTGTCTAATAAAAGGCTCTACGTCCTTTGGCGCATAAGTAAGTAATTGGTCTACAATCGCTACCATCCCCGCCGCCGCCGCGATGGCCTCGGCTACCCACTCGACTCGAATCTCTTTATGAATCGCTACCGCCATGCGGTAGCCCTCATGCTTACCCTCAGCGAAAGCCACTTTCTTATGAGACTCTATCCGTCCTAAACACTCCGCCTCGACCTCAGCGCGGCCAGCCGGTTAGTCATATCTGCTCCCTTTTAGCAACGGCTTTAGCATGGAACCCGCAATACCACGTACCCTTAATTTGATAGACCGCATGAGTATTACAAAAGCCGTCTTGCTGGGAGTGGCAGTATTCTTCCCCTTCGGGGCTGACTGGTTCAGGCATTCTGGCGCTCCTTGAGTTTCCGTCTCCAATAACTGCCGAGGTAGTCGTAACATCGACGGCAGAGACGAAGAGGGGACTGCGTTAATGGACGTGTCGTGTAACAGTAGGAACAAAACCCGCTAGTCATCACTTACCCTCCACTAATCCCGTCCACTTGCATGAAACATATACCGGGGCACGGTAGCAGGTGTAGTGGCGTTTCGGTGTCAGTTGACAATTCTCTCACCCTCCCTCGCAGCGTCTTTAATCTCCTGCAGCTTCCCAAACCCCGACAGCCGGAGCTCAAACTCTCTCATGTAATTCAGGTAGGTCTGCTTCCGGCTCCCTTCCTCTTGCTTGTAGATCGTCGCCATGATGTTCTCTAGGTGCTTCTGGAGGTCATCCCACTCGCCGGCATCAGCCATGGCGTCCAGGTTATCCCGCAGCCCGTTGATGATGTCCCTGAACCTCAGCTGCTCGTTCTTGACCCGAATCAGCTCCTCAATCAGCTCTACGTGGTGCCACTCCCCAATCCCAGGCTCCTCGGCCTCGCAGTGCTCAAGCTGGCGAAGGATAGCGGCCAGGATAAACCCGCTGACATTGTCGAAGTCCCACTGATCACTAGCGACGAGAATGCTGATGGCATGCGCCGTGGCTGGGGAGACTCGAGCACTGACGGAGATACTATGGCCGAAGTCAGAGGTAGCTGTAGATTTCCGGACCCGCCTCACGCTGAGGCTCCCAGCTGCTCTTTGTCACCACTGGACATCACTTCTAACGCATTCTCCGGGATTAACCACCTGCCACCTTTACCAGATGGCTGGACGGCGCCGGGGATCTTCCCATCCTCCACCATCCGATAGAGGGTGTTCATGCTGAGAGCTCCATCGAGGCGCTCATGAAACTCGCTGAT